CCTGTCTTTGTAGCTATCAAGTTAAGAACAATAAATTCTGCTGTTCTTGTAGGTTTAATGTAGATATCACACCATAATTCGTTTCTATCAATTCTTTCAGGACTATTGTTTCTGTCATCACATACGATTAAATATTCAAATATTCCTCTCCTAGCAACTATGTCTTTTAAATAAGGATCAATCATATTAATAATTGCTAATCTTGTAAAACTGTCATTTGGTTCAAACAAGAAATATTTTAATGCAGTTGCAACAGCCTTTCCTATAATTATAAAAAGTCTTCTAACATTCACTCTATTAAATGCTGAAGATTTATCAAGCATGTTTTTTTGACCCCAAACTACCTTACCTTGTCCTGGAAAATCCACAATTGGATTCAATCCATTAGAATATAATATATCCCTTTCTCCCTTTTTAGGATTCCATGCAAGTCTTCTGACTTGATTTATAATACCTCTATTCAAACCGGCAGGAGCAAACCATGCTTCTGAAACTTCATCTGTATTCGCATAAATACCTGCTACATGTCCTGATGCAGGAATCCATCTATATTTTGAATTCCACTTATCAAAAATGTTTAACCAATTTGCATATGTAGCAACATAACTTGAATTTTCATTAAAATTATATGTAGTATGTAATCCAAATCTATAGTCTCTACAATCTGTAGCTTCACTTCCTCTATTATTAACAACTAATGATTTAGGAACATCTAATACTGCTACTGCATCTGATCTTGTTTCGCAAATACTTAAAAGTGATTGTTTAACCGTAGTAGATTTATTAGAATCAATAAAGATATTAACATCAATTGATTCAGGGTCTTTATAAAGCTCATAAGCTGTTATAATATTACCATCAAGGATAGAGTCTCCATTACTTCTTGCTCCACCACCTAAATTAAGATAATCAATAAATCCCTTATCATTATAATCCTGATTTTTAAATGCTGCTGTAGTTGCAACTCTTATGTAATCAGAATTCGAATTAATCCAATTCTCAACAAAAATATTAGCACCTTCATCATTAACTTCTGTTGGATCAGAACTTACAAGATGAGCTTCTACAAGCTCATAAGGAATTGGATTTTTATTAATATTCTGTTGTTTAGCTCTTTTAACTAAAATCAAGAATTGTTTATTATTTGAAAATCCAACATCTACTTGACTATCAATATCATCATATAGTGTAGCTGAAATTCCTAATGTTGCAGAAGATGTACCTGCTCTGACACCATTGTATGTATCCCTTCCTACACATGCTATCTGAATATAATTACCCCATTCACCACGGCTAGAAGCAATAAATGCTAATTCATATCCGTTTTCAGGAGTACCTGCATCAAATACAACATCCTCATTACCAAATTCATCAGGGTCTTGAGATTCAAAATCTGATAATATATATCCATTGTTTACTGAGTATTGAAAAAACGCCATATTTATCCCCTCTCTAAAATTCTATTGTTGTTCCTACTTCTCTTATTTGAAAATAATCATAATTAAAGTTTATCGTACTTTCTAATTGAATATCTCCTTCTCTTTGGCTAAATGAAACTTCACCTAAAGTACTAGGCCAAATACTTACAAATATTACTTCTAAAACTACATTAGAATAATTATCAGTAACAACCAAAGAGCAATCTACAGAATAGTTTTTATGTAATTCTGCAATCTTATCTTTATTATTATTTATAAAAGCCATCCATTTAAATAACAGTTTCCAGTTATAAAGTTTACTATCTACTATAAAACTTACTAACCAAGGATCAAATTCCATTGGTATTAATCCTGTTTTTACCTTATTACCTTGATATCTTAATTCATCAGGTGCAATAGAAACAGAAGGAAGAATAGCAGAATGGATATTCATAACAAATGGATTATTAGCACCAATAGTTGTTTCTGTTGGTATCAAAGGAAAGATAAGACTATAGTTAGTAGGTGTTGCCTTATCTAGATTATTTAAATTCGATGAATTACATACAATTGTCATTTTATTACCTTAAATTTAAGTTTTCTTAATTCAGCCATTAGTTTCTTTGGATCATATGATTGTAATTTAACTGTTGCTTCATAGCTTATTTGACCTTTATTTGGTCCCAATCCATGAGTACTTCCTACATTATAATCAGAATCATAGAAACTAACAATATCTTTATTCTTTATTTTTGAAAGTTCTTTCCATGCAATTGAATCTATCATATTATGATTAACTCTTGCATCTGCTGTATCGGGATCAACAAGTTTCCATTCCAACATTTCAGGATAGTCCCTCATATATGCTTTTCTTTCTACTCTTGATGGAAGTTTTCCCATCTTAGATTCATTTAAATATTTTTTAAATTTCATACTTCATATCCCCTTTGCTTTTTTATAAGCTTCATGAGCAAGCTTCAATAATTGATTTGTCTTTTTAATTTTAGCTTCACCCTTAACCTTCTGAACTTCTTTTTGAATTTTTTCAAATATTTTAGCAGTTTCTTCTTCTTCACTAAATGTAACTGTTGCTGCCATTGCTACTCTACTACCAAAATTTTTATTAGGGTCTCCCATAGGACTTAAATAAATTCCATTAGTACCCCAAAATGGTTGTCTATTAAATGTCATTCTATATATGTATAGACTATATCCTTCACCAAGATCAATGACAACATCATCACCATTTATTCTTGCTTTCATTTTATTTTTAAAGAAAGTATACATGTCTCTTTTTTTGAATGCCCTTTTACTAGTCTTCCCACTAAAAATATCCTTCATTTTTTTCTTAGGAAATAACTGTTCAGGTTTTCTAAAAAATGAATGATCATTTGTAGATTGCCAATCACTTTGAGATAATTTTTGTTTCTTATTTAAATGGAATCCATAAGCAGTAGTATAAAGTTTATATGATATATTACCTGTAGCTAATACAGCTTTTGGATATACTATATCATGAACAGGTGCATGTACATTTAATGTAAATACAGTACTTCTATCTTTAGTAAAAAATTCAACATCAAATCCTGCTGTATCAGGTCTTCTTGCATTCTCTGCTGGATAAACCCTTTTCAAATCATAATGAAAATCATAACCACTCATATCTTTAAAGTATTGTGTAAACACTTCAGGTCTAAAATTTGACATTAAAGCTGTTTTTACTTGTACTGCTGCCTGTTTATATTTTGCATCAATAGAATCCCAATCAACACCCTTGGCACTACTTGTTTTAGTTTTAGCCAATATAGCATAGGCATCATTTACATCTTGTGCCATTCTAACATCACCACCTTTATCAGGATGATGCTGCATAGCAAGATCACGATATTTCTTTTTTAGAGCTAACTTATCATTAATTTCAGTAGCACTCATACCAAAAATCTCTAGTGCTTTATTGAAATCCATTGTACGTTCAATTATATATTCTTTAAATCTCATATTTTAATTCCTTACTCTCAACTGAGAGTTAATTGCTATTACCTCATGGTTCAAATAGGGTATATCTTGTAATTAATTCTCCATCCTCTATTCTTCCTTTAAGCTCAAAGGATAAAGGACCACCTGAAGCACCTGAAGCAAATGTTGATGTAGTATCCAATGTTCCATTTTCTGTTGGATAACTTCCATAAATCTTTTTGATAAGACCAACATCAGTTGTAGGTTTGAAGAACCAAGTCTGTACTTCAAAATCTAATGTATAATTAATGACTCTATATTCCATATCAGCCATTTCATGAGATATTTCAGGTGTGGCACTTCTAAAAATTATTTTAACATCATATGCCATATCTAAATCATCTAAATAGACTCTAATAAAGGCATGTGGACAAAAGAATGGTAATATCTGTTCCATAATTTGGTCAATATCTACCATATGTAATGCCCATATATTCATTGTAAATGTTAAGTTATAAGGACATGGATGAAGTATTGTTGCTACTGATGGTGAATTCTCACCTATATTAGTACAACTTGCAGTAAATTCATAATTACCATTCGCCTTTCTATCTGCTGCATAATCAATAGAACTAATATAGGATGTTATCATTGGTAACATCTCATCATCTTTTCTTTCATTAAGCCAATAATAAACCTTCTCTTTAACAGAATGTTTGATAGGAACAGTTATATATCTATCAACTGTTGTACCATCAGCAGCATATCTTGCTATTTTTATATCATTGAATGCATCGAAAAACTGTATAATGGTTTTTCTGAACACGTTAAAAAAGAAATATTGTTTCATTTAATTACCTTAATTCTCTCCTTTCAACTATAACTTCAACACCCTTCTTTGTTATAAATCCTTTCTTTCTTTGAATAGTTATAGGAACAATAACTGCTGTTCCCTTTTCTTGAAAATTTTGTTTTAATGCAATCGCCATATTAACTTTAGTTGAATTACTTTTTATAGTATACTCAATATTGTTATCAGGTATATCCTGTTTATTCTTACCCCTTTTTTTAGCAATGTGTTTCTTAACATCATCAATATCTTTGCGTAATTGAGACCCCATTTTTTGAACAAACGCATCTAAAACAAAATCCAAATCCTTTGTAGTAATAGGTGGTTTATTTCTAGCATCATTAATTCTTAATTTATTCATATGCTTTGAAAATTCAAAATGTGTCAGGCCAAATGGTTTAAGTTTATTAAGCCATTTCTTCTCAAATGCACTCATATCTCCCATTGAAACGTCTTCACTCAAATATTTTAAAAATCTCATATTGTCTCCTTAAAAAAAGAAAGATGCTGTTCGATAAGTTCCCACTTATCTAGTAAGGGTTTCAGCCTTACGTTTCCTCTCCTTCTTTTCCTGGGATATCTTGTGGAACAATTCTGTACTTAAGCAACGGCTTACCGTTAATAGTGATATCCCCCTTCTCATTCTTACCTATCGACTTCACTACTATCCTCTTGTTCTTGAACTTACCACCTAAAACAACATCCCCTATATTAATGGGAATG